TGGTAGTATCAGCATCCGGGGCAGTCAGTGTCCTAGTAGTTCCGGTTGTGATACCGGAAGCATTGAAGCGCAACTGCTTAGTAGCAGTTGCGTTGTCCTGGAGAGTGAATCCGTTGTCCGGCATAGTTAATGCGGAGAGGCTAGTGATTGTTGGAGCCACGAATGTCTTGTTGGTGAGAGACTGAGTGGCTGTCAACATGACGAAAGTATCTGAGGGTACATCGGGGAATGTGAATGTAACATTCCCGGCAGACAGCGAAGCTGGTGCCTGGAGTGTAACTTCTTCCCCACTAGTAGTAGTTCTCAGTAATACTTTATTCAACTCAGAGAGTTGTCCAGGTAATCTCATTAGGTACCTACCTCAGTTATTAATACACGCCAGCCACTTCCTGTAGGAGCAACGCTGGCCACGAGATCGACAGTATTGGAATCGGTGCGTACCACACTATCGGGGTACTCCGTCTCTCCGGAATCAATATCATAGACTTCGACACGTACATCCGAGTTACCGAAGGAGTGTACTACCGTCTTGGTAGCTCCATCTCCAGGAGCCCATGTGGCTTTGGCATTACGTGATCCCGGGATTGTCTTATTCGTGAGTGTCTGTGCTGTGCTGATATCAACGATCTCGACTTCGGAACCCAAGTCCCCTACCAGCCAGCGTGTAGCTGCTGCACTGGAATAGATGAGGGACACGTCAGTAGCATCGGACATGGTGACAGTGAGTCCTGCAGTTCCATTAGCACTGGACTGGTCTCCACCATTATTCATTGTAATATTAGCATCTGCAACAGCGAGTGTGTCAGTGTCAACGGTAGTGGTCGTACCCTGTACAGTAAGGTTACCAGGGATGACCACGGTGGAAGTGCTTTCTCCCAGAGTCAGATCATTAGCTCCGACCGTAGCACCTATGGTGAGTGCCTTTGCTGAGTCGACATCGAGTGAGCCGCTGGTAGTGACGAACGTGGTAGCTGCTACAGCAGCAGGAGTTATATTCCCGATCGCGGTATCATCGATGCTACCACCAGTAATGGCGACAGTGTCACTATCCTGAGTAGCAATAGTTCCTAGCCCCAGGATGGAGTAGTAAGATGCGGGATCAGCAACTATCCATGAACCACCACTACCAACGAGAATCTCATCATTGGCTGGAGTAATTGCTGCTATAGTATCTAATTGTGTATTCCATGCCTGTACGTCAGTGCCGATCTCCAGACCCAGATTCGTACGTGCGGCTGCGGCAGTGGCCGCTCCGGTGCCACCACGAGTGATAGCAAGTTGTGCTTCACTGGATAGTGATCCACCAGCGGAATTGATGAGCACATGGTCGGCAGTACCTAGGGATAGTTTACTACGTGCTATCAACGCTGAAGCCGAGATATCCGCATTGACGATGGAGCCTGCTTTGTATGTCAGTCCGGTCGTACTATCTGCTAGTATGTCGCCGACTGCGGAGGTGTCGGTATTGACTGCCTGGGCGGAGCCATCTCCCACTCTCACATTATTCTGTGGAAGATTGGAAGTTAATATGGTGGTCCAACCAAGTTGGCCAGCTCCGTCCGTAGTGATTACTTGATCTGCTGCACCATCTTCGGTGGGCAGAGTCCATATCGTATCTCCTGTTAAGGAATTGGATGCCTTGAGTCCGGAGTAGTATGTCGGGGCAGTAACATCATCGGGGAGTAGCAACACTGCGGGAGAGAGATTCCCAGACACTGTCACATCGTCCGCATAGATAGCAACTAGATCGAGGGGCTGGTCACTGATGGACACATTGAGCGTACCACCAGTACCAGTACCACCTACGTCGGGGGAGTTGGGGAGTATATTGATTGTGCCTTGAGACCATAGGTTGGCGTTACCAGTATTGGTCACAAATATAGTGCTGCCCACAGTATCAATTCTATAGAGATTGTAGGAAGCATCTGGAGTTAGTTCTGGGCTAACTCTTAATTTCAGATATGGGGTCAATGTGGTAGTCATAATATTAGTATTACCATTTATCTAGGGGACATGTAGCACCCTCAACTAAGATCTTACGCCGTAACTTACATCCGCATTTGCCACACGTAGGAACCGTACTAGTAGTAATCAGGTGTGGACATTGATCACAGATCTTCGCACGTTCAGTAATTAACTCATCAGAAGCAAAGACTTGGCCGGACTTTAGAGTCCGGCGCACAGTGTCCATTAGGGACTTAAACTGCTCAAGTCTATTCATCTTAATTAACTACTTATAAACAATTAGCTTTGTCGGCGGTACGATCATCCATTTGCTGAATAATTCTAGCTTGGCCACCAGCTCCAGCATATACAATACCTGCTGTAGTTACCAGATCTGAAGCTAACTTGCCATGTATCTTAATCTCGTACTTCAGTTTGGCATTGACCGGACATGTTAGTGTATATTGATTTGGGGCACCCTCTGCCAATGATGCTGCTCCAGTAACAAGAGACATATAGCCAGTACTGTCTAGGTCGAAAGAGGCTCTGCCGACTCTGACATCATCTACCCAGATGGTGATATCCGCAGCAGCTTTATGTCCTGCATCGGGGGTATAACTAAATCCCGTTCCCTGAGAGCTGTCTGTCCAATTATCCAAAGGAGCGACGTTAGCGCACTGCCAGCTACTTGGATCTGCATCTGTCTGTGCTTTACTTCCGCTACGTATACCATGATATTCTGTTGAAATTGTGAATGCCATTTAATTCTTCTCCATTCGTTTGTTAAATTATGTTAGGTTCTAGGGTAGCAGCATAGTCGGCATCGCCGCCAGTATCTGCAGAATCTGTGTCTGTCTTATTCCAGGTAGCTCTTAGTGCTGCCTTTAGGCCATCAATCTGTGCAGAGAGAATGCTTACCATCTGATACAATTCACTCAGGTCCCGAGCGCGAACCACCTCAGCGCCCTTCTCTGTATCTGAAATTAATCCATGTAGGTATTCAAATTCTGGAGTGGGCCTGCTGATATTAACGGCATTACCGCTGGCTACCTTTACGTAGGTATCTTTCTGTTTACTCATTAATGATTGTCTCCTTGATTATTCACTAGTATGAAAGTATACTGCGAATGTAACTTTACCTGAAGTTAATGCCTCTCCTGTGATGGAGAGCTTTAACTCCTCAGAGTCAGTCAACTTAGCTCCATCGGTCAGAGACATATTATTAGTTCCTGAATCGAAGGCAGCTTCTGCTTCATCAGTAGAGATGGATGTACTCCCTGCTAGTAGTTCTAGGGAGGCTCCTTCTCCTGCAGAATCGGGGGCTGTCTGTGCATCTGCCCAACAACTAGTAACATAGCTATTGGCTGGTAGTCGTACGCCGAAAGGAATCTCACCAATCGCCCCACCATCAGTATCAAAGTCCCAGGTGAATGTCTGACATTGCACTGCGAACTTAGAGAGTACTGTGGCTTCCCGCTTATTCATTCTGTCGGTAGTTAATTTACCCGGCTGGGTACGTGCTTTCTGTGCTGGCATGATTATTTCTCCTCTGTCATGCGGACTCCCCCCAGCACCTGCTGGAGAGAAGTAAGAGTGTGGGGGCTACTCGATCAAGAGTAGCTTCGCATAGCTGGCCGCCCCACCGACCATTCTGAACTAATTACTAGCTGGCAACTTTGAAGTTCTCAACTACAGCAATTGAGGCAGGATGCTTACATACGATAACACCGATGCTAGATAGGTAGCTAACGATAGTGTTCTCATGACCGCCACCACTCGCAGGCTTCAAGTGGAAATCACCCATGCCATTGGCCTTGACTGTTTCGAAGTCAGAGCCCCAGTATTCCAATACTTTATCGGAAGACTTAGCTTCTGGCAGCATGTACATCTTCTGCTGAGGTACATACTCGGAAGTGTATGTTTCCACAGTGTCATTACCATGAACGTAGGCGAAGAATGAGATACCCCGCTTAGTGTCCTGGACGGTCTGGAATCTACGGTCAGTCTCACGAGACTCAACTAGAGTACTGTGAGCTTCCGGAGACATACTCATCATCTTCCAGCTGTAGCTATCTTGTCCGACTGCAACCTTGACCTTGTCCAATGCTTGTTGGATATAGGTAACGTCGAGTGGGTTACCACCAGCGTCAACACGAGTACCAGCAGTAGCACCTTCCATAGTGATGTCATGGATAGTACGGCCATCCGCAGCAGTTAGGGAGTCCAATCCAGCGATAACTTCAGTGAGAGTACCATAATCGGAACTACCAATTGTAGTTAAGTTAGGAATAGTGGGCTGTCCGTAGCGGTAGAATACTTCACCAGCAGTAGGCTGAGTAGTGATTCCAGTTACGTTAAGGTCGGCACCTGCACTGTCACGACCACGGAGGGTGACCTGGCGAGTTGTACGATCCTTACTAACAACTTTCCAGTGATCTGGTTCAGTTGCTAAGTTGGTATCGAAGGCGGTAGCTGTACCAGCAGCTGCACGCAAGTAGAGAAGGTCTCCGAATTCGAAGAATCCCACAGTACCACGAGCTGAGTTAGTGTCAGCCAATGTGAAGGTCACTGTTCCGTTAGCATTGAAGGCTGCACTGGATGCACCCAATTCGCCGATAACGCCAGTTCCGTCACCATAGAGGTCAGCTGCGATTCTACGCTTAGCTGCGGTAGTCTTGGCTTGGATCTCCAATGCCAATGGCTCACCGTACTTCTCTGGTGATTTCCTAGCACGATCCCACATGTTGTATTCCAATTCGATAGTAGCGTTGATCTCTTTGAACTTCGCTGTATTCTCCTGGATAGTTGACTGCTGAGCAGCTGGGAAGGCACGTCCTCCAGTCTGACCTGGGTTGCGGTACTGGATAGCGGCAGGGCCATAATTAGTTTGGAACATGAATCGCAATTCACGAGCGGCAGAGTTGCCTACGCGATAGCGGGACACATATTCCCAGTCACGATAATCTTGACTGATCTGATTGCGAACTCCATTAGAGAACACAATCTGGAGCAAGTTACCTAAATTGAGTTGATCGATATTACTGAATGTCATCTTGACTTTCCTCTGTGGTCCGGCTATTCATTAAGCCGGTATTTGGTTAGTAGTGGGGTGCTACTTCTTACCGAATGCACCGCTGTATTTGCCCCATCCCTGGAGTACCTTAGTCAGTCCACCCGGACTGGTAAGTAGATCGACGGCCTCCTGCCGTACGTTACCGTTCTTCATGCCTTTCATGGCTTTAGTCTGAGCATTGGCGGTAGCTTCCTGCTTCCTCTGCTTGACTGCCGACTTCACACCCTTCTCTGTCTGTGCCTTGATGTATTTCCTGGTAGCTTGCGCTTCATTCCGGGCAATACGCTCAACCAGAGCACGTGTGATTGGCTTTCCAGCTTCTTCGTAGGGCACTAATGCATCGATGATGTCATTATAGAGTGCCTTATCGAACTTATGCTCAGCAACTTGGTCGCCCAGTTTACCTGCAAATCGATACTTATCGAAGATCGGGTTAACTGTTGCCTTGAGGGAGGCTACTTCCGTAGCATCACGGTCCTGCTTGACTGATTGCTCGAACTTCTCACGTGCTTTACGTTCAAGTTCCAGTTCTCTCTTAAGCTGGGCCTTCTCTTCTCTGGCATCCATGGCTTCAAGTTCTTCAGGAGTAGCTTCCCTTCGTCGTTCGTACCGATCCTCGATACTCTTCACGAATTTGCTGTAGGCTCCTTCCTCTTCCGAGAGAAGGTTCACGAGTCCGGGAATTCCCTGTCCTTCGTATGCCTCTTCCAGTGCTGACCAATTACTGCTGAGTTCAGAATGTTTATCCTGGATGGACTCCAGTTCCTCCCTAGCCTTATCTCGTTCAGCTTGCCACTTCCTGGCTCCGTACGCCATGCGTACGAACTTCTTTAACTTATCACGATCATTGTAGTCAACCTTTACTTCCCGTCGTCCTTTCTCATCGGTGATGCTTAGCATCTCGAAGGAATCATCGCTGGAAGATTCAGTAGAATCTTCGTCGCTGGATATCTCTTCGTTGTCCGCAAGTGCGTCCGAGTCCGCCGACTCGCTTGCTTCTAACTCAGTAGAGTCCTGATTCAAGGATGGATCGCGTTGATCTGGGTCATCCGCATTGATAAAGTCGTTGAATGTACTATGAGTATCCAGTGCATGGATATCCTCCGACACAACGACTCCGTGATCATCCTGGGGACCGTCCCCATAGACTTCCGTCATTACATCTTTACCCGACTTGAATGCACTTAGTGCCTTCGCTGCGTCACCTGTTAATGCCATGGTGATAGTCTCCTTGTTGTAGCGTCCGTGGATGGCTACTATTTCAATGTGCCTGGAGCGTCTCAGTACTTACTGAGATAGCCGAAGTGCACGTACATTCTTGTCTACCTACTATTATATCATAACAGATTCTGCTTGTCAAGTACTTTCTTTATTGATTACCCATTGTGGGAACTTGGCCTACTTCCGCTGGCTCTCCGGTCTGCCCTGCACCCTCCGGTAGGGGGCCGGGGGCACCGCCGGGACCTGGAGCATCGGGGGCACCGGGTAGATTGCCGGGAGCTGGGGCACCAGGAGGTGCGGCTTCCTGGGCTGCCAGGGCAGAACGCTCGTCCATGTGCTGGTGAATCAGAGCCTTCTGATCCTCCTCCAAGTACTTGAATTCCGTAGTCATTACATACTGGAGTGCCCAGGCTAGCATATTCTCATGATCTTCGTACTTCCTTGGAGACACATACATGCCGCTGGCCAGCATCTCCTCGAAATATTCCGACTGTCGAGCCTCAGCCAATTCCAGAATATCATACATTCCATCCAATTCATTGAGTCTCATCATACTCAGGGTGACTCGGGTGGGTACCCCAGCTTTCTCGAAGAGGGGCTGGAGAGACATGATCTCTTCCCGGCGTGTCATTGGATCTAGGGAGAGTGAAGCTCCATACTCAACTACGATATCGAAGCCACCATCAATGTCGGCACCCTTCAGTTCCACAGCCTTCATGGCCTTCTCTTTACCCAATACATAGATCACACGCTCGGTGGTCCAATGCTTACGAACGAGATTCAGGAGACTACGATGTACATCCTCAATGAATATCACGTACTTATTGAATAATCTCCTGCGAATCATGTTACCCTGATTGGTAGCATACTGCATGGAGAATCCGGATGTCTCCCGGTCCTGCTGTCCAAACATGGATGGATTGACTCCACTCATCTCATTGATATCTTCCTTCTTGCCAGCACGGAAGTTGTCCACTATGGGCATACTACGTGGGGCTTCCATGAAGAAGGGAGGCTGGTTCCCTGTTATCTTGGTTATATCCCAATTGCTGTCCGTGAGACCATCATCAGCTATCTCGGTACCCTCAGGGAGTATGAGACGAGCCAATCCGTGTGCCTTGATGGCGTCCAGATTAGTAGAATCTAGGCGATTGAGGGTATCCTGGAGTACCGCCGTGTATTCAATGAATGAACGTCCCCATACTTTATTAGGAACATCGATATCGGTGAACAGGTGGTAGGGAAGTTTCGCTATCTGCGGAATACGACGAATTAGCGCTTCCTTCTTCTGTTCGGAGTACTTAGGGTTGTTGGCTATGTCCGACATTGCTCCAGGAGCGCGGAATCTGTGTGGATTGGGACCTAATGCCTTCACAATTTGTCCATTCTTATCGCAAATACAGTGTCTACCTAGGTAGCCATTGGTGGGAAGCCCAGTTTCCCAGTACTCGAACAGTTCCACGGCATCATATTTCTCTTCAGCCAAGGCACTAGTTGTTCCTAGTTCCTTCGAGCTGAGTTCCACCTTGCTGCCCTTGGATATTCGGTTAGTATCGATGATCTTCTTCTTCTCAGGGCCGAAACGGAAGAGAGCTTCGTCGTAAGGGTAGAGAACCTTCTCGAATACGTACCTCACGTCCTCCCAACGCTCTGCATCTGGGTCAATATACATGTACCAAGTGGATGGTACGGTGATGCTAATGTCCCCTTCCATCGTTAATTTACCAGTTATCTCATCTACTTCCAGAATATCACCACATCCACTGTCCCAGACGGTCTTCATGAAGCCAGAGCCATAGACTAGGGTATTATTACTCACCCTATCTACTAATTCTTGGAGCCGGTACTGCCTAAGGAAGTAGCGTACCATGGAGTCCGCTGCTGATGCCTTCTTTCTGTCATCCTGATCGGAAGAAGTAGGTCTCACGACCACACTGGGTGGGTTAGCGGAGAGTTGGGCATGGATGAAACGTAGATTCTTGAACGTGTAGTTAACTATGATACCCGAATCGGCATTACTAATGTCCTCAAGGTCGGTCAATGCGTTGTTGTTGCCGAAAGATTCACTCAAGTAGCTACTAGCATTGCCTTCATCGGTGGTATACACGGTACTTTCGTTGTTCTCCCAGCGATATTCGAGCTTCCTACGGTTATCCATAGCGTAGGTCAGGCGATTTCGTAGCTCTATAGGGGCTCTCTTTGCATCCCAGGTTACTAGATGTGGCATTATCGCTTACCTCCACGGGTGGATGTGTGTATTGAGGGATCTTGTAGGACCCCATCGGGGGCATACTGCCCGTATTTCTCTATAATAGGCTGAATCATCAGCAATACATTCCTCTGTCTGTCGGTAAGATTGTCCTTCCTACGTACTAAGTAGTTGTTCAGTCTACGAATCAGTTGCCATTCAGTGCGAGATTCGTGCCCTGAGTCAATCAGTTCACAAGCAGCACGTACTTTCTCCTCAACAGAGAGTTCCTGTGTTGCCGGATCTGCCTTACTGGTACCTACCTGAGGTATATCTAACGATATTAGTACTGATACTTTCTTCTTCATCTGGATCTCCGCCCCTTCTGGTAGTACTTGTGGTCACGTACGATACGTAGAGCACGCTCGTAGTTAAGTCGTTCATTACGTCTACCTAACCAGAGTACAGCATGTAGGGGTAATGCGAGGTGTAATGCCCATACTGCGTGCCATACTAGCTCACCCATCGACTCTTACTCCTTCGTACTCTCTGTTTACGTGCTCGCTTCTCACGAATCACTTGTTCTTTCTTCTTACGTACTTGCCATCCTCGATATAGCCACTCATCCCAACTTCGTGTTGGAGGGTTATTACTCGGTGGTGGACAGAGATCGACGAAGTACTGAGCTGTATCTAGTAGATGGAAGCTACTAGCATTGATGATCTTATTCTCACCTACCTCACTCCATCGACATTCTTCGATCTCACTATGTATCTTAGTTACCCAGGGTGCGAAGCGTATGGTACTACCCAGTGCTTCCTGTAGGCCTTTGATCAATTCAGCTTTACGTTCATTCTTCTTGTAGGGACACATGTATGTCGGGCGAATGCCAGCAGCGGAAGCACTACCTAGGTACCAGCTCTCATGTGGATCACATACTCGCCGTACTATGTTGTATCCTTTGGTCTTCTTACGCATTAGTTCAACGAGGTCGGCAGGTACGAGTGTGCCGGAGATGTACTCAGCTTTCACACAGTACCACACGGAGGTGGCGGGATCTTCTGCCCACAATGTGTAGCCCATCTTTGACTTCAGTGCGGGGTCAACGGATTCCACATGTCTCCATAGGTGCGGATCATAGCCTCTCTCTCTTGGATCTTCAACCATGCTGTCATAGTTAAAGAAATAGACCTGCTCCTCACCCATTGCCCAGTCCCCTTCAAGGACGGTCAGGCGATAGCTGTCACTCATGGTCTCTAGGGATTTCTCTATGGAACGCTTATCATCATTGGAATACACTGGGTTATCGAAAGCTCTGAACTTGTACTTCTTTGCGTAGGGAGCCACCGAGTTGTCCACTAGACGGCGTATCTCGGAATTCACCACTTTCGGAGTGAATGTGGCAAGAAAGTACCCACGACGAGCCTGGATACGACGATGAAGTTCTTCGATCAACTTGATTGACTTCGGCATCTCATCCAGCCATACATAGTGTGCAACGAATGATTGCACTTTCTCGCGGGCTTCATTCTCTGCATGGTGGGAGAAGAATAAGATAGTATTGCCATTAACATTGTGGGTAACTTTCTGTATCACCCCTCCAATGTACTGTGGCTTGTAGGTACCGGGTTTCAGGAACGCCTTGATCTTACTCCAGAGAGTCTCTTCGACCTGCTTGGTGGTACGACCTAGTACTAGCAACTTGAGAGGCTCTGCTCCCCAACCGGGTGGTCTCTCCCAGTTCGGATGATTCTCTTCGAATACCCAGGCTGTCTCTCTGGCACCGGACTGTGTCTTGCCGGACTGGTTACCACCAAGAACATAGCGATGAAAGATTATACCAATGTCATTGAATAGTTCTGATTGGGACTCAGTAGGTCTGGAGTTGAGGTTGTAGGGATCGAAGCACTCCGACATAAGGAGTAGATCCCGCCTGCGAATTGCGGCAGCTAACTGCTTACGTTGCACTTCATCCATACTTTCGTAACTCATAGTACTACTAGTCTTCCTGCATGATATAGATCGAAGCACCTGCTGCTCCAGTTACTCTACAACAAGTGTTAAGTAAGTAGGGTGCCGTGCTGGTTGAATCCACAGCATGGGTGTGTCCTGTATTGATTGCCATGGTTCCCAGATCAGGATGTGCTTCCCAGGTAGTACCACCATCAGCACTGGACTCCAGCGCATAGGTACCAGAGCCGCCCTGTATACGTATCTTGAGATACCGAGCACCACTGGCAGTAACACCAAATTGCTGTCCGGGGGTAACTAATTTCGGATTATAAGCGTTCATTGATTCTATTCTCCTATCATGGCATTAACTTCTGTCACTGTCAAGCTAGAAGTTGCACCAGTTGTTATTACTAATCTTGTTGGCTGTCCTAGTGGTAGAACTAATGCCTCCACGGGGACTCCACGATCTAGTCGTATTGCATAGATTCCATCTACATCCACAGTCACACTAGCCACCTCTCCGACATCAAGCCATGTGTTGGGGAAGATCTCGTGTTGCATCTTTACTAAGATCTCCTCGCCACCACCCAGTACTACATCAGTAACGCAGAAGAATGTGGATATGGAATGTGCAGTTGCAGAGCTGGTTGGGATACAGTCGGATATGGGAGAATCCACTACTCCCGTATATACTGGAAGTTCGGGACGTAGTGCGTAGTTCTTACGTAGATTGGTTCTTGCCATATACTTCTTCCAGCTTCTTAAATAGTTGCCATGGCGTTATCATACTGTCCACTTCCCCCAGTCCTTCAGTGACCCACTCAGTACACATGAACATTCCGGTAGTCTGCCATAGGTTGGATTTGGGTAGAGGTACTTTCATATATCTCCTAGCCAAGAATGAGAGTCCTAGGAATAAACAAGCTCCGATGTCATACCAACTATGTTGGTGCTCTCTGTACTTCAACTCTATGTCGACAAATTCAGGTACTCTGAGGACATGTGTCGTTACTTGTCTAGCGAAGTAATTCGCTCTGCGTTCTCTGCGAACACCTAGTAGATCCGAGTGATATACATAAGGAGTATGCAGTATACTGATGTGACTCACTGGTTCATTTCCAAGAGTCCAGCATATTAGCCGACTCCACCAACTACTTCCCTTACTTGCCACTATCCAAGTCATTAGCTATTCCCATCTAGGTGTCGAAATATCCCCATCACTACATGAGGATCTGTTGCCGTTCCCGCACTGGTTATCTTTGCTCTTATATATAGACCGGGGTACATGCGAGCCTTATATAATATGATCTCTCCACGGACAGCGGGAAGAAGCGGCCAGTCAGTCCCAAATTCCTCCACTACAAGGACGTTACTTCCGTCCTTATATGCATCATAATACCCTTGTGGATATAGTCCTAGACTAACTCCGGTTCCGTCTTTATCTACTATTTGAAATGTACATTCATCTCCAGCAACTCCATCAGCAACATAATACTCTATGCCATCGAAGTAGGAAGGCTTATTCACACCGCCATACTGTAACTGGGGAATAACCCAATCTATATCAGTTGTGGTGTTCTTGGTTATAGTCTGATTTACTATACCAACCAGACGAGCCCGCATTCCATCGGCTTCTCGTATACCCCTCAGAGCCGCTTCAGTCTTGATAGGAATGTCATTCTTTAGGTGATTGATTGCAGCATTTATATCTGTAATATCTGTGGAGCCGCTATCATCCTTAGCTACTGTGGCATCTCCTGCTGCTATGTCGGTGAGTAGGGTGGAGTCATTACTCCAACGAGTAGCCTCAGTGGCCTGGATCTCGTAGTAGGCCGTATCCGCTACCTGCTGACCCAACCAAGTCTTGGAGCCTCCACTGGTATTCTTTATCCATCTAGACACCACTAGCGGTCCCTCCTTCGCCATTGGGTTGAGTGATTAGTGAAGCCAAGATCATGCCATTGATATCTTTCGGAGAGGTTCCGGATACGGTACTGGCATATACCGACACACGATCCCCCTGAGCCAAAGTGGCTAGGCCCCCTGAGTCCGAGATCCAGGATGTTCTTCTATTTCGTATGTCCCATGTGTATTGTAGGGAACCGTTTACATATAGTTTAAGATCAGTCTCACTGCTATTCTCTGAATTAGAGTAAGACAAAGCTATTATCTTACCAGACCAAGGAACTACGTAGGGGCTGGTATCACTTGTATTAGTAGGATGAGCTACGAATAACCACTTGTCAGCAGTAGTTCCATTACTGGCGAAACTCAGTGTCACTATCTTACCAGCAACCGCATTGCGAGATTCCTCGATTGCTTCCTGTACATTACGCGATACGAATCCATTCACTCTCTCCGGATCAGAATCGAAGCGTACGGAGAATGCCCTCTCCGAATGTCTGATATAGTCTGCGCTGCGAGCTAGACTGAGATCTTCCACACCGTCATTCAATATGGCATTTCCTGCTGCTATCTCGTTCTGAATATCTACACTAGCAGCCCAAAGCATGTAGTCCTGTTCGGGAATCAGGTAGGTACCCGAAGCGGGTATCCTCACGCCGACATCTCTGAGATCCAGTAGACCGGCTGGTGACTTCACATTCTTGACTAGTTTACCTGCCACTAGTCGGTACCCTCCAGCTTGAGTCCCGCTATGATATTCTTAGCACTACCATTAGTTACGAGTAGAGCCAATTGAGTACCAGTAGCTACTGGGAAATTCACTACGAAGGAATCACCACGGGAAGCTATGACACTAACTGTACCTAGTAGAGTTAGATTGATCTCGTCTCCCTCATGGGAGTACACCTCGATATCGAAGGTACTGCTATTCTCATTACCGACAAAGACATTAGTAATCACTGCATTATTAATATATACGAAACGTCCAGCTTTGTTACTAGGTACTTCCTCGTTGTTCATCCAGGTACCAGAAGGAGTGTTACCACTACGACCGAAGGAGAAGCCGGGAGATGCTGAGGTAGATACTGTATCTTCCAGTTCCTCGATAGCTTCCTGTACATTATCTGCAACGAATCCGTTAGTCGAGTTATCGAAGAATAGACTTCGAGCAACCTGAGTAAGAAATCCCTTGCCGAACATTCCCACTAGCCGATCTCCGCTATTCGTACGTCCACAGTTCCGGTTGCAGCGACCACCCATATGGGTAATAAGTCGGAAGCCTCCAGCTGTATTAGTTGCCACTTGCGTATCAGGAATCCAGTAGTAGTACTTACTGTGTTATCGAATCCCCAATATATATCTCCATCAGTAGGCTGGATAGTAACTACCCTCCTATCATCTTGGCGACTTGCTCCTACCTTGACTTCCACTGCGGTACTAACCGAGAGAACGCCGGGGAGGGCCGGTCCATTGAGTACTCCGATATCGGACATTATTTACTCTTACTAGATTTACTCCTGCTACCCTTAGCCGGTGGCGGAGCCTTCGTTACTTCTTTAACTTCAAATATATGTGCATCGATCTTAGGGAGTAGGGTACCCTGCATGAAATTGAGTAATCGGAAATAAGCTATGATATCTTTCGTAGTCATCTTGTTAAACTCAGCTCTAGTAGCTAGAGTATTAAGAAACTCAACAACCTTATCCTTATCTTCTTCCGTAAAGTTCTTACCTAGATCCACGCAGGGTCCCCTACTTGATTAAATTAGCTAAGTTCAAGGTAACGCATATCCGCTGTACCAGATGCTGTGATAGCAGCAGGATCGATGGCAGCTCCAGCTCGGAGTGTCATCTTCTCTCCTGGGGAGAGTGGGAAACCATTGGCAGCAGTTACGGAAGAGAATGTTCCGATGAATGCCTTCTTGTTTCCCTCATTGGCGAGTAGCAAGTACTTACGTGCTGCTAGAGCAGAGGTTACGATATCCGTACCACCAGCAGTACTAGCAATAGATGTTGCTCCATGAGCTAGTGTTGTATTAGCTAGTGAGGCATCAGAAGAACCGATATCCACACGTACAGCACCGGCAGCAGTCATACTGAATGGGATGTAGTCTCCATCAGCAGCTAGGGCAGTACCCGCATCGTTACGAACACCCAGTGACATAATACCGCTGTCTCCCGAAGAGTGGACTGCGTCCTCTACCTTAGTTAGTGCAGTTAGATTAGCATCGATGGAAGTTGTATCGCCTGCGATAGTTGTGCTGTTAGTAGCGATGGTACTAGTGTCAGCATCGATTGTCGTTAGCAAAGCATTGGTGCTTGTTAACTTAGTATCGATCGAACTAGTCGAGGTAGCAATAGCACCCGTATCAGCGTCGATAGTAGTTAGTAGAGCATTACCGTCCGTGTCGATGACATAGAGTTCGCCCTTGCTATTCTGCTTGAATGCAGCATAGTCACCATCTGTCGAAGTGCTAGATGCTAATGTATCTTGCCGTACTGCTAGTACGAAAGAACCCTCTTCTCCTGTTGTATGTGGATCATCTTCAGCATACACGTCAGACTCATTGAAGTTAATATCAGCTGACTGAATGTTAACATCGAGTGCTCCTGCCGTTACCGTAACAGCATCTCCGTTAGTGCCACGAATTGCAGCATCTACATCTAGACGTTGATTCGCGCCCTCGGTGTGATGTGTAATCAGAGTACCGTCATCGGAACGTACGTACGCCCCAACATTATCTCTGTCATCATCTGTTACTGTGGTATCAAATACCAGTTGTTTACTCATACTATATTCCTCCTACGCCTTTCGGCCACCTAACTACCTATTAGCCAGGTCTCTATAATTATGCTTGCATTGAATGTTGTGGATAGGTATACCGTAGTAAGTCCTGAGTCTTTACTAATATTCTCCCTGCAGTACTCTCCTGCTGGGGGGGTTGGACTCTTCGGACCGGCGGCTGCCCATCCTACACTGAATGACTTCTTCTCAATCATATTTATCTTTATCTTACCAACACCAGTACGCAAGGTAATAGCTTCTTCTGTATTGGCAGTAACTGTAATGGTCTCCACTAGAGGAGAGTGATACCGTCCCTGATCCCTAACATCTTGGAGTCCTGGTAGTGGTATACCAAGATCTGGGTATTGCTCCCTATTATCTCTGATGAAAGGTGCTGTCATATTGTACCATACTTCGTTGTTAATGTCAAGGACAATCTCATATTAAGCCATCTGCCAGCCCAGATTCTACTGCCTCGTCCGGTGTCATTATGTAGTCATGCATACACTTACGCTGCCAGTAGGCACTCTTATGTATGCTACGTTCAGCATAGATATCACACATCTGCTTGCGGCTAGCCTTGCTGGCCTCTGCCCAGCGTTCATAGTCGATAGTATGCTGCTCACTCTCTCTGCCATCCTTCCCATGGTGAACCATGAAGGTACATAGCTGATCCAGTAGTCTCACGTCTCCTGCCTGTAAGATCACAGTTGCCATGGACATGCAGCTTCCGTAAGCCTTGATGGTGATATGGAATGGCATCTGTTTAATGAAGGAATAGATAGCTGATCCATCCATCCAGGAACCCCCTTCGCTGTTCAGGTATATGGTGGCGGGCTTATCCTTACTATCAGCAGATAGGAGATGTAGTCCCTTCATGGCTTTATCAGCCATATCCCCGTCCACGATCCCGAATAGACATAGTGTTCGAGTTTCCAGATTAAGTCCATATTCCAAGAACTTATCTATATGATCTTTCTCAGGTCGAGCTGTCGTCATCGGAGGTACTCTCTGGAGGTTGGGGGTTAACTAGCTTTGGTTGGTGCCTAGCTATGTAGGCATCCAGTTCTTTCTTTCCCATCTCCTGTATTGCACCATCTATGAATCTCTCTTTAGCATTACGACTTGGCATCTTGTTGGCCACTTCGATCATGAGCTTAGCTGCATTCTGTCTCGCATTCGGATTAGCATCCGGATTAGTCAGAATATCTTGGATAGTATCCAGGGCTATATTGGCCAGGTACTCTACTCTCTGTCTGAATTCATCCTTATTACAGAACCATGCCTTGAAACCAGGCTTACTCCACCAGCGATTGAGCCTATTATCCTGGGTCTGCTGCAGCGCTACCGCTAGGGTAAGTTCCCCATTGATTGGTGTATCTCCGAAGGAAGCCCAGAATGCTGCCTTGACCTCCCTCTCTGGGGTAGTGGGGTCATAGGTAATTTCATCTACTGCTGTCAATATG